TTCACGCGCGAGGATCACATTGCTTTCCTTGCTGAGGCGGCGAAATTTAGATGTAACGGAACAGAGCTCGAAGTGCCTGTAGATCAGGTTTTAGTTTATAAGCAATTAGAGTTTTTAATGCCTGAACCTTATGTTCAGGCTCTTCAAAATATAAAACCCCAAACAAAATGGGACGCTTATAAGGATAGGATTCATATCCTTGGTTACTCGAGAGAGTTACACTTAGAAGCGTCCCCCAAAGGTTCTCATAAGCGAACAGCCTGCCCAGACCTTGAGACTCCATGTCTTACTCTGCCTGCAGCCTATCGCCTTGATTATGTTGAGGATACTTCGGAACTTGCTGTTGACAGTGATGGCCGACCTGATCCCCTGTTTACACAGGTGCTCAAGTATGACCGGAGAAAACAACCAAGTTTTGATTTTGAATCACTTAGAGAGGCTACTGAGTTGACGGCTCAGGATTGTGAGATCCGCTATGGCGGATGTCATTTTCTGAGGCTATTCAACGTGCTTAATGGCATACCAGGTCGTGCGTTAGCGCCAGTCGATCCATCGACTTCGGCGGGCCCCCTGCTTAAGAAACTTTACAAAGTTCACACCAAAGCATCGCTCTTCAAATTGGGAGATACCGATAGCTCATCTCGCACTCTTGTTTTTAACGAAACACCTGCTGCTAATATGGTGCGTCAGCACTATGATATCTTCAGGAAATCCTTGCTTAACGGCGGGCCCCCCCCGCTACTTGTTAGTAAGGATTGTGCAAAGGTCGAGTTGATCGAGTCGGAGAAGGCTATTAAGGGTAAGGTTCGACTTTTTAATGAAGTTGACCTTTCAATTAACCTTCTCTTACGATCCCTTTTTGGCGATATGATCTCGAAAATGCAAGAAAATCACCAAAATTGCCCAATCCAACTCGGGCAAGATCCATATATTTCTGCAACGCATATTGCCAAGGCATTTGCTGAGATTGATGGTCAGATAGTATCTACCGATTTCAAGGCATTTGACAAGCAACTTGCGGCTGTCCTAATTCGGCTCTTTTGTTATATAACAGCTCGCTGTTATAGAAATGATGAGAGATACGAGTGGGAGGCATTGAAAGATATGTATCAGCGTGTCGCATGTATGTTAATATATGCGCTCCACATCTGTAAAGGTGTGGTGATTTTCGTAGATCGTGGAAATGAGAGTGGTACTGCGGTGACGACCCCCCTGAATTCGATCTGTCAGAAGCTTGTATTTCGATATAGCTGCGTAATTAAATGGAAAGAGATATGGAAGTTTACTCCCAGCCTCTCCGAGCTTCTGCGCGAGATAAGAGAATTTTACCTTGGTGATGATGGGACGAAAGAAACCTCGAAAGCGCTAGTACTGGACTTTGAGACAATGCGTGAGCATGCTGAGCATTTTTGCTTGACATTGACCCCGGCCAAAGCTGA